TTCCCTTACCGTCCGCTTTCCCTGCTTACGCAATGTTGATCTGTGCATCAACTCCTCAAAGGTATATGACCTTGCTCCCCACGGACTTTCTTCATCTGGCAATGGCTTGCCGGGGGTTAGCTCTTCTAACATTATACCTAATAAAGAAAAACAGTCAACCTCGTCATCATGCCTACCCGCTGGGAATGCAGTAAGCGTCTGTATGACTTCATGTGCCCAATTTTTGCCTTTAGGGAACAGGACCATGCCCTGCTGCGCCCTACCCTGTATAGACCTAGCCCTTACCGTCTTATCTCTGCTCGGTGTATACTGCTTCCTAAAGCAATAAGCTCCACGCTCCTTCATGCGCTGCGAAAGGTAGGGACCGACAGAGTTCAGTATCTGACCTCGCTCTTCGCCCCACTGCGTCACCTTCCACTTTTTCATCAAATCGATGACAGCCTCTATCCAATCTTGAGGCTTAGCTCTCCTTTTCCATACATCTACTACATAGATACGGTCGTAAGGGTCTACTCCAAACACAATATGAACAGTGTAGTCAGCACCAGATCTCTCTGAAGTAGCGTAATCACTCGTCCCGTAAAATCTAAGAGTTGTATGGGAAGGTAAGTGTTCATACGTGTCAAACCAATCTACATGGAAAAAAGAACCCTCTGCGCGAGTAGGCTCCTGTTGATACAAGGCATGATACTCTCGTTCCCCTAAAACACTACGAATTTCTTTGAGTGATTTCTTATTATACCACTCTGGCCATAGTGCCTCGCCCTTTTTGCGGCCGATAGGGTCATCGTCCATAGCTTCAGCAGAAAGACGCAACACTTCCCAGTCATCCAAATCATCACTATCCTCCGTCTGCTGTATCAAACGACCACTAAGGTCATCGTCATGCCACCTCGTCTGGATAACAATAATCTTTGCATTGGGCTGTAGTCGAGTAAAAGCTGTAGACCGGAACCAACCCCAGACGCGCTCCCTCTCTGCTAGAGAATCAGCATCTTCTCTGTTCTTAATAGGGTCATCTATAATGAGTAGATCGGCTCCTCGTCCCGTGGCCGATGTCCCAACACCCACAGCAAAATACTCACCACGGTGATCAGCAATGCGCCACTTATTAGCGGCAGTGGCATCTTGCGAGAGCCTCTTCCCCTCAAAAACCTTTTGATACTCTTCACTGTTCACTATCTCTCTTACATCGCGCCCAAAGTCAGTAGCTAGCTCTTGACCGTAGGAAGCGTGTATGATCGACGCATCTGGGTTGCGCCCTATGAACCATGCTGGGAATCGCCTACTAGCTAACTCACTTTTGCCATGTCGCGGTGGCATAAAGATCATTAAGCGATTAATAGTCCCTTTTTCTATTTCCTGCAATTTCTCGCAGATCAGCCTATGATGCTCTGCCGTAGCAAACTGGGGGAAGGTAAACTCCGTAAACCCAAGCAGCGTATCGTAAGCCTCTTGACGCTGTAAGAGTATCTCAGCCGCCTCTTGTGACTTATCCATCACAAAATTACTGCATCGCCATTCTCATCATACTCCACACCCTGCTCCTCGTCAAAATGCGGCTCAACCTTTTTGGACATATCTGGAAATATTTTTTTTATGTAGATAGGCGTTGTTTCACGTGGAACATCCTCAGAATTCTGAGGCTCTAGCTTCACATTGATCATTCGGGTGCCTCCACCTCAAGGGCAGTCTCGTCACCGCCGTAAATATCGTCCAAAACCTCCGACTCTACCGCCAGAGCCGCATCAGCCTTACGCCGCTGGGCTATCATCATCAATTCTTCCTTACTCAACTCCTTCAAAGGACGCTCTATCTTACTATGCGTCATAGCAACCTCCTTAGGAGCATGGAAACCCATTATCTTACACCGCTGCTCCACACACCACGAAATTTTATCCAGCCACTTAGCATCACCCGCCCCAGCATCATCCCGCTGAGTGACTGTACGTGGATTAACCTGCTCGTCAAAGTGCGTTACCTTACGCCTCTCTGAACGGCTAGCCTCATAAGCCGCCCACGCTGCCCTCTCTATCTCATCTATCTTAGCCAACTGCTCCGATTTAGCAGAATGGAAGTTGTACACCGAAGCGTCCTCCCACTGAGCACGCAACTTAGACAGATCACGCTCAACAGTAGACACACTGACCTTTAACTCTTTAGCCATGTCCACCTGACGCATACCACGCAGGTACATAGACGAAAGAGCCGTCATATCAAACATCCTTTGCATCTTATTACGAACAGGGGCTTGTGGCATAACTAACCACCCTTTCTAGTAGGTGCTCCCTACGCTGTAGCCGTAGGTACTCTTATATAAATGTAATATATATGTAAATGCAGAGACTGACAAGCAACTATAGGGGAGGTTCAATCCAAAATTAGTGAGTTTGGTGGTGTTGTCATATATAATAAAGAAAACAAATTCGGGGAAGCGACGTTTGCTATGCGGCGTAGGATCGGCATGACATAACCCATAATAACCCCTAAGGGGTTTCCCTGCTTGTCCCTTTAGGGACTTCCCCTATGGTCCCTTAGGGACTTCCCCATAGGGCCAACTAACCCAAATAAAGGGCCGATTGGGGCGATCTGGCGGCCTATATAACCCAATTAAGCCCCTAAGGGGGCTGTGGAGGGTTAGTTGAGTGGTATGTTAAGCAGGGTAAGGTAAGCGAACCCAGTACGCTCCCTTCGCCCTTCCCAGCTTAGCATAACCCCTTGGTCCTTTATTTCGGTTAGTTCTTGGTGTTTGGGTCTCCTTGCGCGTTAAGACTTTCTGGGAACCATAGCTCTCCTTGCGCGTTGAGCCACCCATAGTTCATTATAGCGCAAAAAAGCGAGAGGGGTAACCATAGGGCTCCTTGCGCGTTAGAGGGTTCTTGGTGGCAAGCGGGAATCAGGTAGGAAATCCCTCCGGCAGCACGATTTGCAAAAGTCGTTTGGTCGGTTTCACGCGCGAGGACCAAACGACTTTCTTCGCTGTCGGTGAAAAAAACGCTTGACAGAATTCTTGGCGGTTCGTAGATTGACTGGACCATTCGGCATTCGGTCGTTTGGTATCACAACATCGTCCCAACATGGGATGCAACGAAAGGTTTGTTGTTATGAGTTATTTGAAAGCCCCATCCTCCGCGATCGAAGAGACCAGTGTGACCACTTCGGAAGATCGTTTCTCCGGCCCAATTCCCATGAGTGCCGAAGTTCAAGCCGAACCGTGCACGAAGATCAACAGGCGGGGAAAGACCCCGACCATCGCTCTGATACAACGAGGGGTGGACAAAGCGAAGCTGAACAAGACCGCCCTTACAAGTCTTGAGAAGAGCGTCTCGAAAGCGAACCGAGGTCAAGTTTATTGGCCGACCCGACGAATCAAGGTCGGTCTTGCCGAAGGCAATTTGAGCCTCGTCAAGCAGGGATTGGATCTTCTGATCAAGTTGGCCGTCACCGAAGCACCGAAGGTGACACCGAAGAAAACGACCAAGGCACCGAAGGTGACGAAGGCTGCTAAAGCAGCGGCAACGAAGGCTCCGAAGGAGACCACGAAAAAAGCTCCGAAGGAGACGCCGAAGAAAACCACGAAACAAGCTCCGAAGGAGACTGGCCTCAACGCGAAGAAAGTCGAGTTGATCGAACGCTTGCTGAAGCAAAACGAAACGATCATCGGCTTACTCAAGTAAGCCAATTGGACCTAAGTAATAGGCTTCGGCTTATTACTTAGGCCGGGTCGGATGGATCTTAGCCATCCCTGATGTGCCTTATGGCGAAACCCACTAACAGGTTTTAATCAGAAAAGCAGCATGTTAGGTTTAGCTCTTAGTGGCTCTTGTGTAAGCTATGGGACCGCCGAATCCAGCGCAGCAACTTACAATTGCTCGTATAGCTTGGTGCTATCGCCCTTGACGCCCAGTTAAGCCTTCTTAAATCAGCCTTAGATAGTGATAGGATGCCAACCTATCCCTTCAAAACGACTAAGGTGTGCGTTAGAACAGGGTGCGGAGTAAGCCCTGCCTAATGCCAGACCCATGCCTAAAGCTTAAGCTCTTAAGCTATCTGTAGGATTTCGCCCTAAAATACTTGACGGCGTACCACCTGTTAAGCAGAACTACGTCTTAACGGGACGAGGTAAACGGCCACCATTGGCCTTCGTGTTCCAAGGATTAAGGGGTAGAGCGAGCTAAAGTAAAGGTGGACACCATGGTCTTACTTGCGATGACAGACCTTAACCGGAAAGGAGAAAAGGCTGAGCGAGTAAGAGATGGCGGGCAAATATTATTTGATTAAGAGCTGTGGCCTGTCGATGCATTGTCGATAGCTGACCTACCTCTGGGGTTACGTGATCTCATGAACCTAAAGGTGACTGCGCTCAAATATAGCGAGTCCCAATTACGATGAGCGGTAAGCCAAGGTTGAACACGCAAAGGTCAGCTATCCAACATCGACAGGTCGGGCATCCTTAGGCCGATGAAAGTTCTGCAAATGCCATTGAATCGGCCCACTTAAAGAAGGGGTAGCGTTATGACTTGTTACGAAGTCAAGGTCAAGGGGCAACCTAAGATCTTGAGCGAGGAAGAGTATGATGGCGGCTTGTTTAAGTTCGCCATGGATCTCCAAAGGAATGAGGAGATCACAGCCGAAGAGTTACTCAGTGCGGTGGAAAGCTTCGCTGATCTTGAGATTGAGGGGCCGCTGTCGGGCATCCTTAGACTCACGTACGAGATCCGGTCCAACTGTTCGGGAGTGGTCGCAGACTACTACGATTACATTCAAGAAAGAGTTCAGTGGGAAGATGAGATGCCTGAGAATGGCACCCGAATTCCCATCATGGATAACAGCCATTACAAAACCCTAACCCTATAAAGGAGCAACTCATGGCTATCACTCAACAGCAAGCCATAGCATCGCAGGTTATCCAGCAAATACTAGGTAACCGTAACACCGTAGCACCGCAGCAGAATCTTGGTGCCAAGACCAAGCTAGTGCAATCGGTAGACAAGCATGGAGTCTATCGGTTCAAGGAAGTGAGGGTGAAGTAATGAGTAACGTATTTAATTACCTAAAGAAACAGGGGGCTGTGCGATTGCAGCTTCAAGAAGAAGTGAAGATGAAGGACACTTCATTGGATTACATAGATGAGAAGATGGTTGAACTGATTGTTTACTTGCAGTCAGAAAAGTTTTACGATGACCCCACGGTTCAAGTTGCCGATGTCTTAAGGCGGCTTGAGCCTATGCGCTCAGAGCTTTGTAATCATTACTGTGATCGCAGAGCTATTGCCCGTCCACTTGAAGAGGGCTTCTAAATAAAAGAGCCGAAAGGTTCCGGTAGCATTACGGAACCTCCATTAGGACTGATCGCCTAATGCTGACGATGGCAGATCGCAGATGAGATCAACTACCTTAACCAAAGGACAAAGCATGGACAATCCGAATACGGAGAGCTACATCTACGTTTACTTAAGCGTAGGTGGTTGGAAGTCTCAGCTATGTAGTTGGGACGAAGAGTTCCAGATGGTGATGCCCGAAGTGGCGGGTATCTGTGGTTACGCTACAAGGTTAGAGGCTAACCTTGATGCTGAATCGTGGGCTTATGCAGAAAACTGCACGGCTTACCTCACTGACTCTAAGGATAGGAACTACAGCATTCGCTTTAGTCAGTGGTCGATGGACGAGTTCACAATTAAAGTAATGGAGGAAAGTGTATGAAGAAATTTTGGGACTGTTACTGCTTGACCAACTACATAAAAACAAAAGGATCGGAGGTGTGTGAAAGCTGTCAAGCCCTTAAGAAAAATCAAAAGGGCTACGACACCATTAGAGATTATGACTTGGCCCACAATCCGTTCCACGCGGAGCGGATGATGTTCAAATTAAGAGAGGAGCAGAGGAATGAAGATAACAATTGACATAAGTCAGAAGGATCAACGAGTAGTTTCGAGCATCATCGAAGGGCAGACCCACTTCTGCCTTAACAGTGAGACCATAGATGACGCAGTCATTTCTTTGCTGCTAAGCAAGGTGAACGCAGCAACAGAGAGAACCAGTGTTCATACGCTTACGAGGCTCATCTTGGAACACCTGATTCAAAACGATGTCATCAGTGAAAATGATATCTACGAAGATCTTAACTTAGAGATCGCCGACATCATTCGATAACCCTTAAGGAGAGCATATGCATAAGATCTGGTGCCACGTTCACATGCGGTATCTTGATGAGAAAATGGGGTTTGATTACAAACCTTTCTCTCCTATCAAAAAATACCGACAAGCTGACTGTGTTGAGTCTGCTATTGCTGACACACGAAAAGAACTGGGAGGAAATTATATACTGATAGACGCATGGGAAGATACCGAACGAAGCGAACAAGAGTTAGAGCAACGTGCTTTAAAACGACTAAGGAGAACCAATGAACAGCATTAAGATCTGGGAAACCAAAACGATCTTCGCTGCCCTTACAGGATTAGTACGTAAGAGTAAGAACGTGAAGACAGGTCCGATGTTGCAGCTTAGTGTGTTGGTTAAAGAGGACAAGCCAACCACGATCATAAAAGATAAGAAGGATGACTTGGTCTGCGGAGACTGTGCTCTCAAGGGCAGTGTCTGCTACCTCAACCCGCTCAGCCTTAACGGAATCTGGAAGGCTGCGGTAAACCTACTCGTCAGTTTACTGCCGAAGACGTTGGACCCTGTCCGCTTCGGCACCTACGGCAACCCAAGCAAGTTACCGCTGAGCTTTGTAAAGAAGATCGCTCAGCGGTGTAAGAACTGGACGGGATACATTCACGATTGGGAAGTAGTCAACCCTAAGTATTCTGACTACTTCATGGCAAGCATCGACCCACTCACTGCGGCTAAGAAAGGAAGGACAGCCGAAGAAGATAAGAGGATAGCTAACTTGATAGGCTATCGAACCTACCGAGTCATCTCATCAGTCAAAGAACTTTTGATGGATGAGATCCTATGTCCACATGAAGAGAAAGGAGTGCAGTGTATTGATTGTGGGCTGTGCTGTGGCAACAAGATCAAGGCTAAGAACATCGCCATCGTAGTAGGTGGTGCTCCAAGCAAAGCAACTTACTTCAACAAACAACTCAAGGAGATTAAGTAATGGCATTTTTCTCAACGGAAACCGAAGTAACTACCGATGTAGCATTGGAGATTGAAGTTACTGTTCAAGATCAAGACGGTAATAATATTGATTGCGACATTGACGGCAACGACCTTGAGCTATGTGCTCAGATCGATACTTCCAGTATCAAGGAAGAGTTAGAAGATGAGTTGCGTGAAGAGGTTGAGGATAAATACATCTCAGACATCGCTGAGTCAGTCAACCCTTTCGCTGAAATAGCAAACCTTCTGAACAAGGTTAGTAAAGGCTACGCAATGCGACAGGAGAGAGCCAAACATAACACTAAGCTGTCCGTTGAGCGCAACCTTGTAAAGTCTGACGTAATCACTGGACTTAGGGCTGAGAATGAAGTGCTGCAACAGACAGTCGTATCCCTTAAGGAGCAAGTCGAAAGGCTGGTACAAGCAGCAGTAGAGCGAGACAAAGCTCAAGGAGGTCCGATAGAACGAATTAGCAAGGAACACACAGATCAATTTGGAGAATTTTAATTGTCAAACGATGCACCGCACGGTCACACCGCACTGGAGATTGCTAAGATCTTAATAGATGCATTGGATGAAGACGAGATCGAAGCAGTCAAGAAGATTGTAGACAGCACAGAGTTGGACGCATTCGGCGTAGCTGGGGCTAACATATTAAAGGAAGTCATTCGCCTCACGGAGAACAACGAGTAAGATTCAAAAAAACAAAGTAATTCTTGCGCTACTTGCTACCAAGAATTATATTATAGGTAGGGAATAATTCAACTGTCTGCGAATAGGGTGAATTATTCCGCACTTGAATAGTCAAGGGTGCAACGAGGCATCCTTGACTACTCTTTACAACTCAACAGGAGAAAACAGTATGAAGATTGGACGCTCATTAGACGCATTGAAGACCGAGTTAGACCGTCAAGCGGACAGCAAGCGGGACTTTGGCTGTGATACGAGGATCATCACTGCGGTTCCTAACATGCTGGAAGGAGATCGAATGGGCTTTGACGGTATAGCCTTGGGACTCAAGGATGTCGGAGCATTCCCAACTACAGACATAGCCGATGGACAACTCAGCAGTCGGCTAAAGATTCCTAAGAAGTATTACGACAGGATGTCGGACACTTCACCGGAACTGCTTTGCACCAACATCAACCACTGGTTCAACGCTGAGCCAGAGGTTAGGCAAGTGAGGACGTTAGATGGACAGGCCCGTGCTTTCCTGTCTAATAAGTTCCGTCCCTTAGATAATGTGGAACTGTGTAAGGCAGTCCTCCCCAGTATCGAAGAGGCAGGGGCTGAGATCTTATCTTGTGAGGTGACGGACAGGCGGCTGTACATCAAGGCGGTTGCTTACGAGTTACAAGGTGAGGTTAAGACGGGTGATGTGGTATCCGCAGGGTTGGCGATCTCCAACTCAGAAGTAGGGCATGGGTCGTTGAGTATTACACCTTGGCTCTACAGAGAGATATGTAAAAATGGAATGAGGGTCGCAAGCTATGGTAAAAAGAAATACCACACCGGATCTAAGATCAATACCGATGGGGTAGATCTTGAGAATAGCTGGGAACTTTACTCCGACAAGACCAAGATGGTTTCCGATCAAGCTTTCTGGATGCAAGTGAGGGACTTGACTCAGTCTCTCATGTCTCAAGCAACTTTTGATTGGATACTAAATGAGATTCGCCCGACAACGGAACGTGAGATCGAAGGTGATCCCATGATGGTTGTCGAGAGGACTCAAAGAAAGTTCAAGTTCAACGATGACGAGACCACGCAGATCACCCGTCATTTCCTAAGTGAACCTGCGGGTAACCCGTTGACCCAGTGGGGTTTAGCCAATGCCATCACTCGCACCGCTGAAGACATGAAGTCCTACGACAGGGCTTCTGAGCTTGAAGGCGTTGGATGGGATGTCATAGAGATGCCGAAGAGGGACTGGTCTACCCTGTCTGCTTTATAATCTTCATCTCTACTCTGCCCCACGGTAGGGAGAACTGAACCTCTTCGTCTTCATGTCGAGGCTTATACACTGTCAGAGCTTCCATCAACCCAGACACGGCAACGCGTAGGTCTTCTGACATATGCGATGGCATGTCAAGTGATGGAAGCTCTGGCGCATCTCCCAAATTATTATTACGCAATTTCCTAAGTTGGCTGGACGATAGGTCTTGTTCAGCCGCTTCACTCAACAACCATCTCCGCTCCTCTGGAGACTTAACCGATGCCACTTCAAAGTGGTGACTATACGATAGGTCTGGGTGCCGATCATCTGGCGGGAAAACATTACTAACCCAAGCAGCATTACGCAGCGTGACATCAGACTTGCCTGTAAGGTAGATAGCTTGTGAGAATTTATCGGGCCAAGTCTTCTCACCATGCAATAACCAATCACCGATCCACCAGTTGATGGACTTTTG